TTTTTTTCTGGAAATCGTTGAAGTTGGAATCATTGATCTCAATTTCAATAACTGATTTTGCATTCTCGGCCATATTAGAGTTTTCCCTTCAATTCGCGCAAAATGTACCGCGCCCGATACTCTGCCGCAGAACTCAGATAATCGACATCGACATTTTCGAATATTTCGTCAAAGTTTTCTTCTGCCCAACTCAGGATGGCAGCAACGATTTGGGTATCGCCGTATTCGCGACAACGGTCGATGTCTGCAAGGAAGCGGCGAATTCCGTACAGTTTAAAGATGTAGTTTGCCCCCCCCACACTTCCGTCATCCCAATTAGAATCCCCGGCAATTCCGTCCGAGAGGGCATCGCATAGGCCAGCATAAAAAAAACGATTTCCCCTTCGACCTCATCCCAATCATCATTGCTGATTAATTTCTGTTGTAGCGCGGTAGGAACTTGCAATGTAACCCAACGCCCATCTTGCATTACGATCACGTTGGTAAGCCGCTTAATTTCATTAATAAGGCCATTTTGCACGCCATCCTGACCATCCCACCAATTGGCTCCATGCCCGCGTCCAGTTTCTTTGGCTACCGATTCCAGCATCATTCCGGCCACGCGCGGCCCCGCGATAATTGATAGACCTTCTTGATAAATCTGAGAGAAAACCTTCGACAGCACCAAATGATATTTCCTGACCGTTTCACGCATCAGTGGCATCGAATGAAAATGGATTGATGACCCGTTTCCGGGTATTTCAATTGCGAGATTAAGCGATCTATTTATGGTTGCCATGATTTTCACAATGCGGAATAAAGCTGAGAATTAATATTCCAGATTCCAGAAAGTGCAAAAACAACTTCGATAACCTGCCCGTTCGAAGTGATTTCATTGAACCCCTCGATGGCGGTATTGCTCAACGTGCGCGATCCTATCGCGCTAGAATCCGAACGGAATACGCAATCTCCCAAGAGAGTATTTAATTCAATTTGTTGCAAATACGATTCGCACAAAGCTTGAGATTTTAGCAAGCTCATGTGTACTGTGATTTGCATGTACGGCTCAGGGGACATAGCAAGACCAGTGAGCGTCGGCAGGGGGATGGTTGCTTGTCCTTGAGGCGTCCACACGATCCCACCTTTTCCAAGGTACGGGGCGGTTACGTTAAGTCCGGGATTCCCGGTAACGCTCAATGACGTGAGTAGCCGATTTAAAATGCCCTGATTGATATTTGGATTTGCCATTTAATGCTCCTTAAGCTAGCGGAATTTCGCTTGCGGTAAAATAGAACGTGATTGATGTGAATCCGCGCGTTGGGGTAGCAATCAATGATAATCCGTTGTAAACCCCTTTGGGGTAATCGTTAGGGTTTTGATCAACGTAAGCGGCATAAGGGATCGCGCCGACAATCGCGGGAGGATTAAGCACAGAGAATGATATGGCGTTGTTTACCGTTTTTTGCGCTACATCCTGAAGCTTATTAATACCCGACTGATTGTAGTCAAGCGGCGATGATGGATTATTGCTACCGTTAATGATTGCAGCAGATAACGCTTGTGCAACGTTAATCTGTGTCCAGTCTACCGAATACCACCACGATGCATCATTTCCATCGCCGGTTGTTCCCCAGTATAGAATTGTCGCGCTCAATCCACCCTGCGCGCCAGTACCGACGTAATTTACGTTATTTGTTTTGAGCGTGTTTGCCAACGATCCTGTAAGGGTGGCATTTGTAAGCGGCGTTACGCCATACAAATAGCTGAACGCCATCGGGGTAAGGTTATTTGCGGCGGACGGTGCGTAACCGATGTATTTAGCAAATGCGGCGGCGACGCTAAATTCAGATTGCGGGGCCGTCGGCTCGACGTAAAGATAAAACGCCGATTTAATCCCCATATACGTAGTAAAGTTTTCGCTGGTGACATGGAAAAAGAATTCAGCATCAATATTTGGCGAGTCGAAATTACTCAAGAACGGCAATAACGAACCATCCGCAGCCCATCCGTTGGGCAGCAGCCATGCATACGCAAATTGCGCATTATTTGCGATGAATATTTTAAGCTGTGCAATCCCTGATGCTGGAGTTGCCGTAGCGCCTCCGCCAGAAAGATTTGCCCCGGATACTGAAATATGTGCGCTCGATGCTGCCAGCGAATAAGCATTTCCACCCGTTCCGGGTAGAATCGCAGTGGCCGTGATAACTGATCCTAATATTGCGTATGTCATCAGCGGAATATTTCCGCTATTTGAATTGATCAGGAATTGGTACAGGTTTTGCGCGGTTAACGCCGCAGTACCCGCCACTACCACTGTATTTCCAGTTGTGGTAGCACTGACGAATGTGATTACCGTCCCATCAACAGTAACGGTGTCGGGTGCGATACCCCCTGTTAAAGTTCCGGCCCCAGACAGTGCGATGTTTACACTGCTTTTAGTCAATACGGCAGAGTTCCCGGCGGTACCAAACAGCTTAAACGTTAATGCCGTTACCTGCCCTATCGTGCTATAGGTCAAAGCAGACAATCCGGCGTCCACTGAATTAGATAAAAAGTTTTGCAGATTTAGCGAAGTCGCCGCAGCGGTCAATCCGATTTGCACCTGATTACCCGTCGGCGTGCCAGATACAAACGTCACCGTAGTCCCATTAATGTCAAGCGTGTCCAGATTGGCAGGTTGCCCATTCAGCGTGATCGTCCCGTTTGCCTGCGCACCGTACTGCGGGTTTGAATTTAATGTGATCGTGCCGTAAGCGTTTGAAGCCACGCCCAATTCCAGCACATAAACAGCGCGATTGGCGGAGTTGTTAGACGAAAACGTGTTATACGCAGATTGAAGCAGCGTGGCCGCGAGTCCGGAACTGGCGATGATTGCGGTAAGGTCGGATTGTTGCGTGATAAGCGATGTATCGCCAGCGGCGAGAGTCGTTCCTCCTTGCGTTACTATCGTTCCGGTTTGTAGCAGGTTGTTCGGTGCTGATGCCAACTGTACCGAAACGTTTACGGTTACTATTGGATTATTGATTGCGGCCATAACGCCTCCATCTTAATAAAGGGGAACCGTCAGGGGGACAATGCCCCCGTCCAGCTTGCTACAGCCTCGCGGCTTGAGCGAAAAACAGTATTACTTGTTGTAGCTAATGCTTGCCGTTTGCGATGTTCCGGGGATGTAAATCAGGCCATTAGTAAATGGGAAATCAATATCAACCACGCCAACGGTAGCAGGGATCACGGCAATTTGATTTGCGGCGGCGGCGTTCGTTACGGTTGCGCTATCGTACAATGCACCAGCGGCACCAGCTATCAGCACGTTCACTTTAGCAACCCTGCCAGCCCCGGTTTGGATAACGGACGATGTGGCTACATTAAGCGCCGATGTCGCGCCTTGAGAAATCAGGATAGCGCCTTGTTTGTCGGTAATCAGCAGTTGAGCGTCACCGGAAACAAAGTTTTGCGCCACATAGGCATAAATATTCTGCGCGGCATTAGTCGAAATAGCCACTGCGGCCAATACTGCAAATACTACAACAGCGGTAATAATTTTCTTCGTCATGGCTACTTCCTTTTAGTTTAAGTATATTCAAATGTTACCATATTCTAATACGTAATTCTACTACTGAAAAATAAAGTTAGGCAAACAACTTAATATCAATTGCTGAGAGATATCATTAACGCGATACTGGTAATAGCTTATCTCAAATTCTATGGTCTTTTTTTGAGCTATAATTCTCATCTCTGCTTGTGTGCGTTTTTCGTCAAGCACGCGCGGGGTATTCATGATCCCCATATTTTCTGTCAGCAAAGTGTACTCGTTAACGAAGTCTAAAAAATCCATTGCCTGGTTATTATTCAAGCCATACAAAGTCAGTTTGATTTTATCCATCATGAGCTGGCTATGATTTCCATTCTCGTCGATGTGTGGCGTCGCTTGAAGACAATCCGTGGTTGCAATATCAACTCCGATGTATGGAGGTTGAATGTTGGACGGTATCAGATAGGATGGGTAAATTGTCGGCACGCCGTTGTTCACCGCCGCAATTATCCCGATATTGGCTGAAGCTGTGTAATTGTTCACAACATCGCCAGATTCGAACGATCCAACATTAACCACAACATCAAGAATATCACCATAAACACCAACCACCACGGCACAAACGCGCGGCGGCACTGTAGTTAGTATGTCGCCTATTGTCGGCGTCTCCATCATCGAATTAAACGTGATGGCAACGTCAGAAAATTGATTTTGGATGCCAGATAAACTAATCCACAACGGCAGGCTGTTCGTCGCTATTTGCGGTATCGAGATGGGTAGGATTGGATTATCAATTATCTGGCTGAACATTGCCGGGTAAATCGCATCGCCGCGATAATGCCAAATATTCGACTGCTTGAAAAACTTACCCGTAGCGGAAAAAGCGAACCGGATTTCACCCTTTTTGCTTGATCCGATATACATCGAATTCAGTGCTACGGCATTCAAATCCTGAATTTCTGTTTTGGTAGTAAGCAGAACGGCATTAACGCCGATTGTCTCATCTTCTCGCTGGATGACTTGAGTGCTGAAATGCAATGATCCCTCAACAGACAATTCATCCGCATCGGTATCTAAAATCCAAAATGCAAAACCGTCGAGCGGCAGGATGTAGCGGGTATAGCGTTTAAGTATAAGCGTTTCGACGTTATCAAGAACGTCATAACCTGTCGCCAATATATTTGACGACTGGCTCTGTTGCCCGCTGATTTCTCCGATATTGCTCATTTAGTTCGTTCCGGCGGCGTGAGACGTGCGGCAATTCTGTCCAGTGCGTCATCCTGCAATTTTAGCACGTTCAAGCCCTCGCTACTCAAGGCGTGCCCGATAGAGCATTGCAACATGTGATCTTGCACTGGTTGAGGTATCGGCCTTGCACCACGCCGCCACTTGCCGAAATCTGAGGGTGTGTACGTTACCCCCATCTCTTCGCTCAAGTCGCGTAGTGCATGCGCCGTGGTCATGTTGGGTATCAATACTACCGATAGCCAAGATTCGATTAGGTTAAGTTTGGTCATGCTACAGTCAACTTATCTTGCAACCAAGATGCGCACATACGATCAATCCCGTGCTTAATTTCCCAATAGACGTTTATCCATGCCGTTTTATTCCCCAATTCTGAAAATAAAATTGGCATAGGTTCTTCGGTGTAAGGCGCGGCAATCATCGTTTTGTTTGCCGCTACCGCTACCATCGAAGGACTGGCATTGTCAGGGCATTGATGCACCGCGTAGCTTGCGCCAGTAGCGCATTGGTGTGGTTGGCAATAGCCTTGTGAATTTATGCGCAGAAATATAGTTTTCATGTCAATCTCCAATCAAGAGTTATTCACGGCGCGTGATGCAGAATCAGACCAGTTATTTTCCATTTCTTCTATTGTTTTTAATGGGTCGGAACCGCTCTTGATTGCTTTCATTGCTTTAGTTCCTGCGCTTGATTTCATATCGTTATGGGCGAAACTATAACTTTCTGCCAAGGCATAGGCAGCAGCTAAAGGATATTGTGCGCGAGCCGCTTCAAGCGCCTCGTCTGCCTCGCGCATTGCGGCGGCTTGCTTTACTGGGTAGCCATGCTTAGATGCCGCCTCATACGCTCCTTGCGCGTTAATTGCTTTCGATTGAATGGCTTGATATTCAGTCCATCCTATGGATTTTAAGACCGCTTTTTCTGATTCAATTTTTGCATTATGATCGGCAAGGATTTTTTCCAGTTCTGGCTTACCTTTTATCATCGCGCAGATACGACGATCTTTTCCATCAACCTTAAGAATAAGGTCAAACTGCACCATATCAATCGGGTCGCCATATTTTCCAGACGATGCCTTAAATTTTCCATCCTTTACCGTTAATCCGCGCAACTCTTTAATCGGACTGTCAGATGGGAATGTGTAAGATATTTTGCCATTTTCCATTTTGCTATCCTCACTTGTTTTGTTGTCGAGAGGTGCATTATAGGGCTGTTTCGCCTCCTTTGCAATAGGCTGTGCAACTTTATTTTCAGGCTTCGTTTTATTCCTCGCCTCAGTTTCCTTGTTCGTCTCGCCGCTCGTAAACTTTTTAGTTCCGTGCGCGTCCTTGATGTTTTTACCGTTGAATTTGCCGCCCAGGCCGCCCTTGACAGTGCCATCTTCGCCAATCAGAGCGGGTGTTCCAGCCCCACCACCGTTCGGGTGTACAGTGATCCAGCGGTCAGCGTCAGCGCGCACAGAATCAGCGCGTGAAGTATCGAATGATTTAGCAAGTATCTGGCATTGCAAGAGTGCCATATGCATGAGTATTTTGTTCATTTCTCAATCCATGCCCGAAAATTATAGCGGTACAAACCACTATAGACGAAAGCTGGCAAAGGAGTTTCGACCTTTTTATATTGTCTCTTCTTTCTGCCACCCGCCACTGGTTTGCTGATTCTTTTTAATTTGATTCCGTGTTCTTCTCTATCAATGTATTCACGAAATTTTTCTTCTATTCCAAAAAAAGGATCCATTGCGGTAAATAAATTAGGTGATTTATGTCCTGCAAATGCTCGTTCGATAGCTCCGGCTATTCGACTTTCTAATTCTTTGGCTATATCAGCCGTATGCATCTCATAGAATATATCCATTACATGATATTTCTTTTCGAGAATCTGCGCTACTTCGAATGTGGTTTCACCTTCTTTGCTATTCGTGTACTGAACATCAACACAACCTAAATGCAATTTCACAGTTTTCTTTCAAACCATAAATTGAGCATGATTAGCGCGAAACAAACACCGAACATGATCAGTACGATTCCCATTAGCTCATTCCGAACGGACTACCCACGCGCGCGACGTAGCCTAGATACGCCCGCCCAAATGGAGTCTTCAAGTATTGCAAGTCGGAGAAGTTTAGACGTTGCATGATTTCGGTCGCAGCCAATGACGCAGACGTGCTTTCGTCGCTTGTCGATTGCACCACGCCGGATACAAAATTATTGATCTTCCACAATTCGCGCAAATTGGCGAAATAATTATATTGCGATATTATCGAAAATGGCGAGCTGACAGAGCCGTAATTCTGCAATGGGTTAATTTCCCAATCCAGCGCGGAGCCTCCGATAATTACCGTGGCAGGTAGTATCCCCGTAGCAATTAAAACCTGCTGCGATGCCACAACACCAGAATTTAGCATTGTTATTGTTAGATTGTTGCCGGATATGTACCCCGAGAAAGACGCGCCTGATTGATCTTGGGCAGTTTCGATCAACAAATGTCCAGCCAGATTATAAATCGCGTCTGTGTAAATAGTTTTCGACACTTCGGCCATATATTCCGATACAATTTCTTGAGCAAATGCAAAGGATGCGGCAACATAAGGTGAATCATCTGGCAAATATACCGAAGAAATACCCATTACGGCACGTATCCACGCGAAATATCCGGCGAGTGTTGGCATAATTATTTCAGTGCTACCTGAACCGTTTGCTTGTTCCCGCCCTTGCCTTTGTCGTTAATCGCTTGGACTGAAGTTTCAACGTTCGATACTGGCAATCCTTTTTGATGTAAATCTGTCGCCACCGACGCGGCAACCGTATTGCGCATATCTTCGTTTCTTTTGTTAAGTTGATCGCCGTTTTCATCGAACTTGACCGCAATGAAATCCGCAGAAATTTCTTTATCTATCGAATAAATCAGCGACTTAATGCCGCGCGTCCGGTCGATCTCTTTAAGTTCTACCATGCCACCATATGTAACATAATGCCGGACGATCTTATCAATTACGTCATTATCTTCGTCGGCGACTAACGCCTGATTCCCGCCGTGGATCAGAATCGTTCGCAGTTGTCCAGCAAGATTACCGTCTGCATTCGGCGCACGAAAATTAAAAAGATGGTCTTGAGCCGTTGCGTTGGCTACAAAAAGCTTGGTCATATTAGCTCCTTAAAATTAAATGGGACGGACTTGAATTGCCCGTCCCATCATTTTAACATTAGAACATTTGGATATTCTAAATTTATTATTAAGGCGCGCCGGTAAGCAAAGTCAAGCCTTCAGGACGCACGCACCAGCCCGGAGTTGAACGCTTTTCGAACAACGTATACAGCGCGCCGCTACCGGGGATTGGGGTAGGCCATTCGCGGGGAGCTGCCATATCCGTATACATCAGATTTACGTCAAGGTTGCCTGGGGTAATACTTGCAAACGCGTTTGTATCAATGCGCGATTGCGTTTTTGGGCGCTTGATTTCTGGAGTAGTGATAATCACCATATCCGTTGTCGCCCCACCCGTACCTTTACCTTGCAGCGTGTCGTCGAAGTTGTACACGATTTCGACGCCATTAGTAGCGCCTTGCAGTTGCACAACTTGCCCGGATGCCGCCGTACCCGCGCCTTCGCGCTGATAGCTGGTAGTCTGCACGATCCCTTGGAATAGCCAGTTACGTAAGATGCGCTGCGGGCCAAGGATCACGACTTTTTGAGGGGTGCCCAGGTTGTAGGTATTGCTCAACAGTTGAGCAACAAGGCCAAGCAGATAAATTGCCATCTGGCCGTTATCATAAGTGCCGAATGTGGTATTGCCGAAACTGTCGGCTGGCAATGTGACATTCGTCGCTCCGGCAGTGTTAATCAGGCCTTCACCGTTTGACGCATTGATACCGTACAGGTACGCATTTCGTTCTTGCTGAAAAATTATCTGACGATTCGCCAAGCGATAAGCCTGCACGGTGTCCATACCCCACCGCGACATCGAAGCGGTTTCGTGGAAGTCGTATGTTGCGTTTGCTTGAAACAGATACGTCGGCATGCTGATCAAGCTCGGCACCAATGTTGCCGACGGGAGTACATTAGCGCTGCTTTGAGCCGCTAATGCCTGGCCGCGCATTTCCAACTTTTTGATATAAACGAATTGATCGCCTTCACCCAAACGAACTTGCGCATCGCCCGTTGCTGCGGTAGAGAATGCGCCGGATGGCTGCGAATATTGAAGTAGAATTTCGGGAGCCGTGTAATTAGGCTCTATTTTAACTACACTGGTTGCAAATGCTGACATGTCGCGTTCCTTTCAAAAATTAAATTAGATTTCGATCAGTGCGCATGTGCCGTTGCGATTCCAGAGAGCTGCACCCGTTGTCGAGTTGTAGCTAACCGTCATGCAGTTGCCAATGCTTACGTTTTTGATCTTTACACTCAAAGTGCCGACACCCTCATTCAGGATGATTGTTCCGGTAAGCACGCCTGTTGCGATTGTTCCGGTAGCTGCGGTAACTTGGAAACTGAAATGCTGGTTATCCGTGTATGCGGTAATGGTTTGATTGCCGTTCACATACGTCGAGCCGGTACTCGTTACCCCAGATATGTTAATCAAGTCGCCTACCGCGCCAACCACTGTTGCCGCCGCTGCTACCACTACGAATGTGTACACGCCGTTGGCGAACGAAGACGTGATCGATGTCACGCTAACCGTGGCAGTTGACGCATCATAAGCCTGCAAACACTGATTGTTGAAGTCCCAGCTGCAAGCCTGATTGATCAGCCCGCCTTCGAGCGTTGCGGCAAAGCTCGGATCGCACGCCACGACCAATTGCACGCCGCTGCCAGTTTCGAAATAGTTTACGGTTTGCAATTGCGATGCCAGAGGTACGGGATTTTGCGCCGACTGGATCATCCCGACCGCTTGGCTGAACGTGGTAAAACCAAGAATCTGTGCGACAGTCGTGGCGCGCGCAATAGAACCGCCAGCGGCTTGATTGTTGGTTCCTGGAATATAAAGCTGAATCGGAATTCCGCCCCAAATTGGCAGCATTTCCGTAGATGCTAATTGTCCTGCTTGAAGTTGCAAACGGTAATGTAAATTGGCTGTGTAATCCCCCTGCACGTAACCCACCGATTGCGCATTAAACATCCCCGCGCCCGTCGTTACTGCCATCGGATTGATTGTAATTCCAGTCATAATTTTCTCTCTTTCAGGTCAGCGATTAATGGAGTTGAGCAGGTACAATGCGCCCGGTCATTTCTGCGGATTTGAATTCGTTCGTCCATACTGAAGGGCTACCATGCCATTCATGAACTTTTCTGCCTCCAACGCCATCGCGGATGACTTCGCGCATTGTTCCTTCAGCCATACCTATACATGTCTTTGCTGCGGTTACGGCATCGGCATAAACTTCGTCGCGGATAACCGAGAACGTAGCATCATCATTGATCGCTTTGATATTAGAATTTTTCCAACGCGGCGAGCGTGCAAGGTGTTTCATTACCATGCGTTTTTCATAGTCAATTACGGTATCGCCCAATAAAGGACGGGGGGCAGAATCGCCGTAGCATTGTTCAACCGAGTCGGCGCGGCCTTGTGCTTCCATCAACTTATCTTTTTCTTCTGCGTTGTCTTGGCGTGCAGCGTTGGCCTTCAGCTCGCTCACTTCTTTTTCAAGCGAATCCATGCGCAGTTTTTCTGCGCTAGGCTCCGTGTCTGCAACGATTCCGGGCTTTTCTTCGGGAACCGCAGGCTTAGATTCCGGTGTTGGCTCCATCAGTGCGGTGTCTGCGGTTTCTGGCTTTACTTCATCAGCTTCCAGAGCTTCCAAACGGGTGATGATACCTTCTTGATCAGTGCTGATTTTGGTGAGCAGCGCGAGAATTTTTTCTGTGGCTGATTGTTCGTCATGTGCTTCGATTGGTTCGGCCATTATGTTCTCCTTGACTAAAGAATCTTGCGGCTCGGCTGAATCCGCTCGACTTGTTTCTGCCATCTCGGCATGATTTGAATCGTTTAAAACACCTGAAGGTTTTCCGCCTTTGTCCCATACGCCATTTGCGACTATTGCAAGATGATCTAACAGTTCCGGATCACCTTCTATCAGCAAATGCGAGCCATCGCGCAATTTCTGAACTTTGTTCGTTCCCGGCATAAACTGAACTGCGGGACTTGTGCTGAGTTGCAGATCGCTCATGATCTGCGCGGCTTCGACATCATAAATCTTAGCTATTCCCCAGACTTCGTTATCTTTGATGTAAGGCAGCACGATCATGCCTATCACCGAATTTGCGAAGCTGTCAGAATCCAGCTTATTTTTTTCAGGATGTCCGTTTACTGTTTCCTCGTCAGTCTTTACATCCTTGCGGTACGCGAACAAAACAGGCAATCCGTTGCATCTCTCCAGAAACTCATCGGTCAAATAGTTTTCCGGGTTGCGCTCGACATATTCATCGAGTGCGGCACGGTGGGCTATCCCGGTTCCTGTGATTCTTAATGAGAATATCGCTATATTCTTATATTGCTGGGGACTTGTCAACACGCCGTCTCTAATTTGTTTGGCAATATCGAGTTCGGTGACTACTTTTGAGGCGTCGGCGCGGGTTGAATCGGCTTTCACTTCTCCGCCAAATAACTCGGACTTTACCGCATCGCTCGCCAGCAATGCTTTAACTCCAGGATGTAGAGTATTTGGCATATCATCCAGTTCGCGCCACATGAAGGCCGTGTGCTCGTGATCTAACTTGGGGGTAAACTCTTCGACGTGCGCGATGAACGTGGTGTAATCAACGTTTACATCTTGGGTGTTGAATATTGATGCGAGCGTGCCTGTGTAGGATTGGCCGCATTCTTCGCCGAACTCGCGCAGTGCCGCTTGCTCGGCGTTTTCGCCATCTTCAAGCTTTCCTCCGGGGATACACCATTCTTTTGCGTGGTCGCAATCCCCTGACCGCTTGAGAAGCAGTATTTTGCCTTCGGGCGATACAAATAAAATTCCTGCTGCTGTAATCATGTTTGCGCTGCCTCACGGCATGACAATATTTAATTACGGATACTATATCACAATTCGATTATATAGTGAAATTTTGTCGTCGCCATGAAGAAGGCCAAGCAAATAGGCATGGGAAACCATTTGAACCTACCCCTGAACGGGGAGGGTTTCCGCGCAATCTCTTAAATAGCCGTTCCACCAATTTTCCTGTATCAATTTCACGCGATCAGGCATTTCGCACCGCACATCCATTGATAACGTTAGGGATGGATGTACTAGCGATTGGGGCAATAGCACCGGTGACCATCCCGGAGGGTCGTACCGCACCATTCAGGAGTCGCGCCCTAGAGGTGTTTGGATGGCCTTCCGCGAGGCTTTGATATTTGTTCTGGCAATTCTTCTTCATTGCCGACTATTTCATTTTTTACCATTCCGCAACATCCGTGGTCGCAATCGCCACGCCACGCCAAGCATCGATCACCCGCGCACGAACGCAACGCCATCGGGCATACCTTAGTTCCGGCTTCTTCTGTTTTGCAGATTTTCACCATTTAAATTTTTCCTTGTCTATATTTTTCCAGTTGCCGAATCCTACCCTCAGCGCCTTTTTTGGCTATTTGAGTAGGTGTTAATTTGCGTTTCTTGCGCGGCTTGGTCGGCGATTGGCGTGTCATCGTGCCATGACCTCGCGTCCCTTTTGAGTTATGCATTCATCGGGTAAATCTCTGATGGAATACAACCAAACGTAAACGCATGAGCAGTATATTTCTTGGGCTGGGGCGGTTATTTCGTCCGTATATTGATGCCCCGCAAGTTTTGCAAATCTATCACTCAATGCCCAAGATTCGCGTACAAAATAGACTTTATTTTCTCGATCTAAGTGCGACTTTCTATTTTCGTAGTTCCCCGTATGTCTGCACTTCCAGATACCAGCGATTGCCCCATTTTCTTTTGCGATTATGTCATCTAAGTTTGCCTTTAATTGGTGGCTGGTATTTATTACGATACGCCTTTCCTCGAATGGCAGCGCGCGAAAACTCTTCTTGATATCCTCCGCCACATCTCGCTTGTCCACGTCATCGCTACCCCCCATCGGCAATGACGTACTCCATCCTGAAAACCGTTGCAATGTTTTTTGAATCATCGCCTGACGATTGAGTTTTATTAACTGTGCCGCCGCCATAATCCTTCTGTCCAGCTCGTTGCGCAGCTTCGGGGATACATTCTCAAGCCTCCATGCGGCTATCTTGTGTCGCTTCAATGCGCCCTTATGGGTTATCTGCTGGGCATAAATTCTACCAAGATGATCTACGAGCCGCGCATCTATCTGCGCTTGGCCAGAATCCCTCTCTGCGGCATATTGAAGTTCCCTCTGCCACTTCTGCAACCTGGATAAGCCATCGAACCCATGCAAACTGAGGTCGGCAATCGCTGCTATAACTGTATCGTTGAAGGATTTTAACTTCATCAGATTCTGCTCCGAGAAACCTCGCCCTTCAGGGCGGGGAGGATGTCAAACTACTCTTGCGGAAACCCGCCCATTGGGTTCTGCGCTGATTGCTCTGCCTGTTCCTGCTTTTCTTGCAGGAATGCGATTAGGGTATCTGGATCAATTTCGAGCGGATCGGTAAATAGCGACTTCATCGCGCTGATATTGTCGGATGCAAATTCAATCAGCGATGCGGAATTATCTGGATCGAGTTGCGGAAGAAGTTTTTCCAAAAGTTGAATAACAGCATCCAACTTAACTTTGTCTACCTTTGAATCCTCTTCAGGGGTGGACAACATCATGCTCGGCCACGTTGCAGTAAAGCTGTTTTTCCACACATGGAATGCCACATCATAGCTAATATCCTCATATTCAGAGGGGAAGCACTTTTGCACGCGCGCGTAAAATTCCGGCGACCACGCCCTATGCTGCACGATGTTATCGCAGAAGTCGTAAAGCGGCTTCATGCCCTGCCTTATGCTGTTGATATATTGCATGGTAGCTTTGAAGTCTTCGGTGCCATTAGCCAGCCCTGCCGCGTAAATATCGCTGAATAGTTTTACAGGCATGCTCACGGCGTTTGCCACATCCTCCACCACTATATCCCTTGCCGCCTTCAGGGCAGCGTCAGCGTTCGTCAAGTTAAGCGATTCTGCGCTATCGTCTGGGGTTATCGATATGACAGAATTGGTTTTAGAGAATTTGAAGATGTTACGCATCAATCCGGTGACTTTGCCGACAACTTTATCGGTGATACTACCTGGAGCTTTGCGCTTGATCACCAAGACGCCTGACTTTTCGGCAAGAAAATTTGCTGATAGTTGGCATGTGATATACGATTTCAGGCTAAACAGTGCGCGCTGATAGCTACTGTGACCATTGTATCCAAAAGTCGAAGGCGTGTACGATAGATACACCGGGATATCATTCTGAACAACGACAGTGCGGCTAAAATGATATTTTTGCCCCGATGCGGCAATGACGGTGCATTTTAGAAAATCCGGCGCATTTGGATTCTGATTTAATACCAGGCTTCCAGCCGTATTAAGCGGGTCGAAGCAACTGAAATACAGTCTGTAATCGGCCATCTTTTTAGGATCGAGAGGCTCGTCTGTCGGTACATCTACTGCGCCAACGGCAAGAGATGCAACGCCGTAAATCCGCTTTAATACGCTGACTTGGAAAATAGAATCGTCAATTTTTAGCGCGTCCCACTCTCGCTCAAAAGCATCTTTAATCATCGTCTCCGGGCTATTTGGAACACTTATTTCGCGCCTCTGAGACATCGCTAGGCTGATCGGCCCGCATGCTATCTTTTCACCTAGCACATGATCGGTAAAGATGATTTTAGCCATTTCGTAGCTAAGTTCACCTCCCGGTGCATCATATTCCATCAGCTTATTTAATCCTCCGCCAAGGCTTGTACTACCGTTTCCTATGATGATTTCAGACATATTTATCTCCGTTCTGTATCTCGACAGCACATAAAATTTGGTCAATCCTTATTCGGAATCTTCTTCGGCTTGTATCTTGCCTGTTCGATATATCCAACGCCGCCGCATTCTTCGCAATCCGGTATCTGCGCATTATCTTCTATATCAGCATTATCTTCTATACCGCAGCCACCGCAAGATGGACATATTCTACCGCGTAGCTCAATCGACATAGACTATATTCCTTCCCCGTTGCCGAGGCCTATTGCCGCGCAATAAGTTGCGGTGTCGCATAAATCATCTGCGCCGTTATCCACGCCAACACGATATCCACATACCTGACCAAGCCAGTGATTCTTTTCAATTTCCTTGTATCGTACTGTTTTCTGATATGCGTGTGTTGATATTTTAACATTTCCATTCCAAAAATATGAACTAACTGATATTGCACGTTCGTCCTTACCCATCGCGGTTAATGCGCCGTCTATCGGATATGCGGCATATCCGGCCCTCTCAGCCTGTTTTATTAATACCGTGCCGGAATTTTTATCTTCGATCCAGATACCGATTGCACCATCTCGCGCCTTCAATTCTTGTGCATACGATTCCATATTGATATAAATCTGTGGCAACCAATTAATGAGTAATTCTGCGCTGATCTGTACGATATCCCAATCTATCACGACAATCCGATATTTTGCATGGCTCGGGTATCGCGCGCAGATTGTTACTGCGGTACCGTCGTGTTGCTTTCCGGTTTTGGTTGCGCTATCGATTACCGCAAAAATGTAATCTGGATATAACGGCGCTGCCACCGGTTGCCCATTATCCAACATTTTATCAAGCTGGAAAAATGCAGCTCCGCTCCAATCGACAAAATCCGCCAGGTGTTCCTGCTGGTACACTAACGGCGGCTTCTTATTTTTAAGCTCCGCGACTGCTACGGGGTTGAGTGTGGGGTTTGCTGATGTTGGGGCGTGGAATTCTTTGAAGCCAAGGGATTTATCTGTACACGCCTTATAAAAAAAGTTCTCTTCGTCTACGCCCTTCGGGGTTCCCCCCATCGTGGCATTGCCGTTGAAATCCAGCAATGTAGGCTCTATCGATTGCTCCCATATTGCTTGCATGCCCTTTTTAACGAGGCTTCCCTCGTCGATGATTACTTCCTTGTACTTCCGTCCGCGCCCCGCGTCTTCATCCTGTAAAGTCCAAAAATCAATCGTGCCACCATTGGTGAGTTCTATCACAGCATCAATCTTGCTGGCAGATTTGATTATCGGCTTGAGAATTCGCTTACATTCTTTGTAGCTTGGCATGAGCTTTTTATAGTCTGGTGCAAAAAAACCAACCGGGTATCCGAGTGCGCCAAAATTACATGCCATATCTTCTAAATATACAGATTTGCCGAAACGACGCCCAGCCCTGATAACCGTCAATCTCGCCCTACTAGCCGCAATGTTCCGCTGCCCAGCGTGCCATGTTCGGAGCTTAATCTCTACATCGGGCATTGGCATTATGTGCGGTTGTTGGTATTTAACACAGCTTGTTATATAGCATACAAATCAAGTGAATTGTTAAAGCATATCATCGAGCCACCATCTTCTGGTGGCTCGAAAATAATCTTTGATACCGCACTGTTAAAATTCACCGTCCGGCCGATTGCGCGGCGGGTGATCGTAAGGGACTGGCAACATTTCCATACCGCCGATTACCTTGATTTTCTGTTCTTGATTTCCGTCGGGAGTTTCTTTGGACTTAATTTCCATGATCTTCAGCGGAATCTTACTTGCTTCATTTGCGATAGTAGTCGATTTCATCACCGCCATTTGTTCGTCTGTGTATGATTTAAGCTTTTCTGGGCAAACTGTCTCGCCATCTTCTCCTATCGCCAAAAACATTATCTTTGATGTTGCATCGTGAGCAGCTTTGGCGTGCATTTTAGCTGTTCCTGCCGCATACCTCCCAGCGCTTGATAAGTCGTTCATCATAGCCTTTAAATCGTCCGCTACATCAAAGCAAAGTAAACGTTCAGATACGTTTAGTTTGCTTAATGCATTGTCCGTATTAACTATTTGATGTGCAACTTTTTTTATTGTTTCT